AGATAAACAAAACAACAACAAGGGAGTATTTACCTCCATTAGAAGGCGAAAAGTATCCCAGCCGAAAACGACCTTTGGACCAAAGATGGTCAGCCAGGAAGTTTGATTTCAGTCAAGTTTTTGGCACCTTAGATACAAAAAGCGCCACCAACATAGAACTGGATTGGTTCTATGATTTATCTAATTGGTCAGAATATAGGAAGTTCCTAGGTTCTGAGTATCAAATAGAAAAACCATATAAACCCTTGACTGGTCCCTACACCTGTGGTAAACTAGGAGAGTAAGAATCAAACAGGAGAACTATTTTGGACAGAACTGAATCTAAAATTAAGTTTGTTGGCCTGCATGCTCATAGCGTCGCAGGCTCTATTTTTGATGCCCTTGGGTATCCACAGGCTCATATGGACTTTGCCTATGAGAATGGGTGTGATGCCTTGGCGTTAACTGATCACGGGAACATGAATGGACTTGCCTATCAGGTTCTTCATGCAAAGAAGATGATGGCCGATGGCAAAGATTTTAAACCTATCTTTGGTTGTGAGGCTTATTTCTTGCCCTCGCTTGATGATTGGCGTGATGAATATCAAAAGGCTATGGAAGATAAGAAGAATGCCCGCAAGATCAAGAAAGAGGGGCAGTCTGGTGCTACGGTAGAAGATGAGAATTCCAGTAAGAAGACACAGGATCTCCTTCGTCGTCGTAGACATCTTGTTTTGCTGGCACAAAACCAAACAGGACTTAACAACTTATTTAAGTTGATTTCAGAGTCATACCTGCCTGAAAACTACTATCGCTATCCTCGTATGGATTATGCGCTCTTGAAGAAGTACAATGAAGGCATTATTGCTTCCTCTGCTTGCCTTGGTGGTGTATACGCTGGAAACTATTGGGAGCATCGAGAGAGCGGCGAAGAGGCTGTTTTAGAGGCAATGCGTGAAACTACCAGACGAATGATTGATGTCTTTGGTGATCGCTGGTATGGTGAAATTCAATGGAATAATGTGCCGGAGCAGCACGAACTTAATAGTTATATAATTAAGGTAGCGCAAGAGTTCGGCGTTAAATTGCTTTCAACTGCCGACAGCCACTATCCTAATCCAGATGCTTGGAAAGACCGAGAGTTGTATAAACGTCTTGGTTGGCTTGGTAAAGGCACCCCATCTTGGGCAGAGGGCTCAGAGCTACCAGACGCAGTGGATGAAATTGGCTATGAACTATACCCTAAAAATGGGGACCAGATGTGGGAGTCTTATAAGACATACGCTGATGGGATTGATTATGACGATGATCTTGTCCTCAAATCTATTGAGGAGAGTTATCATATTGCTCATGAACGCATCGAGCGATTTCTGCCGGATAATACGGTTCGCTTACCATCGTTTGTTGTCCCTGCAGGACATACAGAAGATGAGGCACTTGTAAACGCAACACTTGAAGGTCTCCGAGAGCGCAACCTTCACAATAATAACGAGTATTTAGATCGTCTTCGTCACGAACTAAATGTTATTGCTGATCGTGGTTTTAGTAAATACTTTCTAACTATGAAGGCTATCTGTGATGTCTCTAATGAGATGATGCTTTCTGGTCCCGGTCGTGGTTCTGCGGCTGGCTCTCTTGTTGCTTATGTGCTTGGTATCACGCAGGTTGATCCTATTAAGTATAATCTTCTGTTCTCTCGCTTCTTGCGTTCAGATGCGAAGGATTATCCAGATATTGATTACGATGTATCTGATAGTATGCTTTTGAAGGAGAAGTTGGTTGAGATGTGGGGTAAAGATACTGTTGCACCAATCTCTAACTGGAACACTTTACAATTGAGATCTCTAATCAAAGACATTTCAAAGTTGTATGGAGTTCCGTTTATTGAAGCGAATAACGTTACTGGTGTGATGATCCGTGAAGCAACTCCTCTTGCGAAAGAAAAGCACGGGATGAAGGCTGGAATGTATACTCCAACCTGGGAAGAGGTTATGGAGTTCTCTTCTTCTCTTCAGGCTTACTTGAATAAATATCCACAAGTTAAGGCTCACGTTGAGGGTCTTGTTGGACAAGTTCGCTCTTGCTCTCGTCATGCTGGCGGAGTTGTGATTGCTGAGAATCTTGATAAATATATGCCTCTGATTAACTCTGGTGGTGTTCGTCAGACGCCTTGGTCAGAGGGTCAAAATGTTCGTCACTTAGAGCCTATGGGCTTTATCAAGTTTGATTTGCTTGGTCTTTCAACGTTGAAGATGATGGAAGGTAGTATTGAGCATATCCTTCGTCGTCATCACAACGTTGAAAATCCAACCTACGCAGACATCAAAAAGTTCTATGATGAGAACTTACATCCGGATGTTTTAGATCTTAATGATGAAAAGGTTTACAAGGACATCTTTCACGCTGGTAAGTGGGCTGGCATCTTCCAGTTTACCGAGTCTGGTGCCCAAGATTTCTGTAAGAGAGTAAAGCCAAATAACATTATCGACATTTCCGCTATTACTTCTATCTATCGTCCTGGTCCTTTGTCTGCCAATGTTCACGAAGAATTTATTGAGGCTATGGAGCATCCACAGCGTATTCAGTATCTTTCAGATGACGCACGAGAGATTACAGAGGAAACGTTTGGTTTTATGATCTTCCAGGAGCAGATTGCTTTGTTGGCTCATAAGCTTGGCGGACTAACTCTTGACGAGGGTAACTTACTTCGTAAGGTTCTAACTAAGAAGGGAACAGGTAAAGATAGTTTGAAGAATAAACTTCGTCGCAAGTTTATTGATGGATGTGTTGAAAAGAATATTGATGCTGATGAAGCCCGCCAACTTTGGAATAAGTTTGAGTTCTTCTCTGGTTATGGCTTCAACAAGTCCCATGCGGTTTCTTATAGTATCATCTCTTATCAGTGCGCTTGGTTGTATGCTTACTATCCGTCAGAGTGGATGGCTGCCTTCTTGGACAAGGAGCCCGAGACCCGCAAGGAGAAGGCTATCAACATCGCCAAGCGCTTTGGCTTCAAGATTGCTGCACTAGACATTAACAAGTCTGGTAGCGTATGGGAGATTAGTGAAGATGGAAAAACCCTTATCCAGCCACTAACCTCTATTAAGGGACTTGGAGCATCTGCTATTGAGCAGATCCTAAACAATCGTCCGTTCTTAAACGCAGAGGATCTCCTTTTCCGAGAGGGCGTTGTCTATAGCAAACTAAACAAGAAAGCACTTGATGCTCTTTGTCGTGGTGGTGCTCTTGATGATCTTGTAGACGAAAGATTCACTGGTCGTAAGCATTTCTGGTCTGCTTGTGTTGTTGATAGACCAAAGACACTTAAAAAACTAGCAACCAATATGGAAACTTACAGACCAGAAGGCGACTTTACAGAAGAAGAAATTATTCAGTTTAAGACCGAGCTAACAGGAGTGTTCCCTTTGAATCTTGTTATCAGCCAAGCAACAATTGAGCGCCTATCGGAGAAAGGTGTCCCGCCTATTTCAGAGTTTGATCCAGAGCTTCTGCTTTGTTGGTTTATTCCTCGCAAGATCGTAGTAAAAAAGACCAAGAAGGGCAAGACTTATTGGATCGTAGAGACTATTGATTCAAACAATCAACTTACAAAGATCCGTTGCTGGGGAGTTAAACCAGAGAAAGATAAGATTTATTTAAACCGCCCCTATATGGCTAAACTAAAATACGATGAGCAGTGGGGCTTCTCTACTTACGCCATCGGCAAGAGTTTCAAGTTGTTGGGATGATAGTAGAAAAATGTGATAAATGTGGTCAGGAGATACCGAAAGATCTTGACTTTAAAGACTGGACAGAGTATAATAAAGAAGTTGTTAGAGAATACATTAAGTCTCAAAAACATCTACAACATTTAATAGTTGGACAAGAGGAGGAATCTTGATTACAGATATTGTTATTGGTCTTCAACACGGAGACGAGGGAAAAGGAAAAGTTAGTCACCATCTTATGAAGACTGGCGAATATACTCATTGTTTCAGATTCAATGGCGGTCCAAACGCAGGTCATACGATCTACCATCACGGCAATAAGTTCGTAACTCATAGTATTCCTGCTGGTGTATTTTTTGGAATCCCATCTATTATCGGTCCCGGATGTGTGCTGAATGTAGATAAACTTATGGAAGAGATGGATATTCTTTCCAGAGGCGGCATTAACCTAAAAGACAACTTGAAGGTAGCCAGCAATGTTCACATTATTACTGATGCTCACGTAGAGGAGGATTCAAAAGATGAAAAGATCGGAACAACCAAATCAGGAAATGGACCAGCTTATCGTGATAAGTACGCTAGGACTGGTGTCCGCGCTAGCGATATCGATTTTCTCAAGCCATTCCTTGTTGATGTTTATGAAGAACTACACAACAGTGATGTAGAGCCTGTAATCCTTATGGAAGGGGCTCAGGGCTTCTGGCTTGATCCTGATTGGGGTGATTACCCTTATGTTACCTCTAGCCACTGTGGAGTAGCCGCAGCACTCCTTAATGGTGTTAACCCCCGGTCCCTACGTAACGTCTGGGGTATCGCAAAAATTTATGAGACCTATGTTGGCAAGAAACAATTTCAACCAAATAATCCTGTATTTAACCGCATTCAACAGGCTGGCGCAGAGTTTGGGGCAACCACTGGTCGCGTTCGTCAATGTAATTGGCTGAACCTCCAACAACTAAATCAAGCCATTCTTATGAATGGTGTGAATAAATTAATCTTTAATAAGATGGACGTTCTTCGAGAAGTCGCTCGTTGGGGTGTTAATAATCCAAATATTTCCTTTGGCAGCGAAGAAGCGATTATGGAATATCTTCGCTCTGTCGTCCCTTCTTGTGTTGACGAGATTTTCTTCTCCGATTCGCCAGAATTTGTTTGACTTTCACTCTCGCATTTGTTAAGATTGTAGAGTAATTAAAGGAGTTGCAATGTCTAATGACAAACAGGAATACGTAAAACAATATATTCGTTCTTTGGGATCCATTGAGGATGCTATGGAGCCCTACAAGGAGCAAAAGAGAGCCCTACGCCAAGAGTTTAAGGATAATGGCTGGCTTGATACAGATGAGATTCGTGCTGCTGTAAAGGCTTATCGTCTCTTTAAAGGAAATATTGATATTGATAAATTACTTGAAAGTTATAACACGATTACTGGAAACGGAGGTGAAGAGTGATCATTCAATACTACAAAACTCGTGATAATGTTATTACCCCGCAAAGAGCTAATCCATCTGATGCTGGTCTTGATATTTTCTTTTGTCCTTCTGATGGAGAGCCTATCTACCTTCAACCAGGGGAGTCAGGTCTTTTTCAAACCGGACTTAAATTTGGTGTCCCGCACGGATACATGCTTGAGGTAAAAAACCGTTCAGGCAATGCTGCAAAACGTTCTCTTCTTGTAGGCGCCTGCGTTGTTGATTCGGGTTATAACGGTGAGGTGTTTGTAAACCTTCATAATGTAGGAAAAAAGGTTCAACTAATTGATCCAGGGACTAAAATTGCACAAGCTGTTTTGATCCCCGTTGTACACTTCCGCCCTGTACAAGTTGGTGTTGACGCCCTTTACAGTTTTCCTATGACAATTAGCAATCGTGGCGATGGAGCCCTTGGGAGCACTGATGGATAAGACTACACGCGAAACAATGTTCAGTTCAAAAGATTTGGAATGGGGAACCCCACAGCACTTTTTTCATAGGCTTGAGGATAAGTTTGGAACATTCACTTTAGATCCGTGTTCAAACCAATCTAACTATAAAGTTCGCAATCACTTTACTGAAGAGGATGACGGACTTTCACAGGATTGGGGAGGACATCTAATATTTATGAACCCCCCTTATGGTCGTGTTATCAAGGATTGGATCAAGAAAGCTTATGAGGAGGCACAGAAAGATAACACCACTGTTGTTGCCCTTATCCCTGCTCGAACTGATACGCGATACTGGCATGATTATGTCATGAAAGCACAGGCTATTTACTTTGTTAAGGGTCGCTTGAAGTTTGGCAATGGAAGTAATTCTGCACCCTTCCCATCCGCCGTGGTGGTGTTTAATGGCGAGGATTCTGGATTCCCTGCTATTGGGATGATGAAAGCGAATGAATAGAAAACAAAGAAGAGCAGCCGCTGCTCGCCGCCGTAAAGGTGATGCAGAGCAGGCCATGACGGACAAGGTGCATTTATTCGGCAAAATACCAAAAAAATGTGACGCATGCCAAAAGTTATTTGATAAGAAAAACAAAGATATGGTATTTTCATGGAAAGTGGTCGTTCGTGATGAAAATGTGAGATTGTTTTGTCCTGATTGCATCACAAAAGCACAAGAAATTATTGAGGAGAATACCAATGGTTAGTAGAATTAGCAAGGGAGCTATACAAAAACTTTTGTCCGGTAAAACCAAGGGACCTTTTAAGGCAGTTATTAAGTTTTATGGCAATAATTGTCATTATTGTCATGAATTAAAAGATCAATATCAAGCCATTTCCGATGAATATGATGATGATATATTGTTTTTTGCTTTTAACATCGCAGATTATTTGGAGCTTGAAAATATATTAAATTTTAGTGGTGTTCCTACAATTTGTTTTATTCAAAACAATGGAAAAACACCAAGAATAAGAGTAATGCCTGAGCCTCAAAATCCTCATGGTAAAACATGGTATACATCAGAGGGAATTAAAAACTTTATCGATAAGGAAAGAACATGATTTTTAAAGAAACTCTTTCGCTTGATGATGTTCTTCTTGAGCCCAGATTCTCTTCAATTAATTCAAGATCTGAAATCGATATCTCAACTGAGCTTTCTCTTGACTTGTTACTAGAACTACCTATTATCTCCTCCCCGATGGATACTGTTACAGGACCAGAGATGGCTGTTGAGATGAGTAGGGCTGGTGGTCTTGGTATTCTTCATCGCTATGCTTCCATTGAAGAGCAGATTAAGTGGGTAGATTATTGCGTGAAAAAGGGATGTGATGTTGGCGCTGCTGTCGGGGTTTCAGGCGACTTCCTTGATAGAGCACAAGCATGTTATTTTGCTGGAGCGAAGGCTCTTTGTATTGATGTTGCTCACGGACACCATACCAAAGTTAGGGATGCTATTAAGGCTATTCGTGATACTCTTGGCGAAGAGCCTCACATTATGGCGGGCAATGTAGCAACAACGGAAGCATTCCGAGATCTATCAGAGTGGGGTGCCAATAGTGTTCGCGTTGGTATTGGCGGTGGCTCCATTTGCTCTACTAGAATCCAAACAGGTCATGGTATCCCTACATTTCAATCAGTATTAGATTGTGTGCCGGTTGCTTCTGAATACAATGTGACTCTTATTGCTGATGGCGGCATTAGAACTAGTGGGGACATTGTAAAACTACTTGCTGCCGGCGCAGACGTTGTGATGTGTGGCTCTTTATTAGGCGGGACAGAAGAAGCACCAGGAAAGACGCTAGAGGACCCTGACGGGCGTTTATGGAAGGTTTATAGGGGAATGGCAAGTAAGGAAGCACAGGTAGATTGGAAGGGAACTTATAATTCTTATGAGGGTGTTACTTCTCGTATCCCTTGCCGAGGTCCCGTAAAGAATGTCTTAGCAGACCTTGAAAGAGGCATTCGTTCTGGATTTAGCTATTCAGGAGCAAGGGATTTAACTGATCTTTTTGTTCTTTCAAAGTTTGTTTGCCAGACATCTGCTGGGCTTATCGAGAGCCAAACGCACATCGTTAATAGGAAGTGGTGATGGCTGATAACTATGGGCAGATGGAAAAGCGTGTCGTTTTTATGGAGAACGATCATAGGCACGCACAAATGGTATTAAAATTAAAATACCTAAGACTTACACAGGCAGCTTTCTTCCGTCATGTGATCACAGGACTAATAAATGACGATCCAAGAATTGTTGAATTTACGAATGAAATTGCTCTTACTAGCAAAACTAAAAAGAATAAAGCGGAGAAAGCACAAAGAGAAGGACAGCAAAATCTAAAAGACTATGGATTTTCCGAAGATGATGTTGAGGATATCTTTGATATGATTGAGCAGGAGTTTCCAGATCTATGAAAGAATGTTCTACAAAATGTATGGATACAGCCACTTCTTGTGAGCAAAAAGAGTGCAAACACTGGATAGATTATAAAAAAGAGCATAATTGTTCTATGATCTCTATTTATATTAACGGACCCATGACCCTCAGACAAATAGCCGAGCGGATGGGTATATCTTATGCAAGAGTAAAACAAATTGAGACAAGCGCTTTAAAGAAGATAAGAAAACATATAAAGAAAAACAATCTAACTTTTTAGGCATTTATACAATAAAATCACTATTTACATTTGAGTTTATTTATTAAGGAGAATTATAATGGCTCGTAAGACCCTTTTGAACGAATCTGAGATTCGTCGTTTTATGAAATTGGCTAATGTTAAGCCAGTCGGTGACCAGCGTCTCTCAGAGATGGGTGGTTATATGTCAGCTAAGCGTGATGACGAGGACGAAGACGAGCCTGGCATGCGTGATGATATGATGGAGCAGGAAGAGGAAGAGATGGACATGGAAATGGACATGGATAAGCCTGCTGAAGATCCAATGGATGAGCCAGAAATGGATATGGATATGGATGAACCAGAGATGGATATGGGCGCAGGCGCAGGCGCTCAGATTAATTTAGATGATTTCCTTTCCGCACTTGAGTCTGCTCTTGAAGATGTCACAGGCGAGGAAGTTAGCACCGATATGGACATGGAAGCCGACGAAGGAGGTGATGACGAAGCGGCTGACATGGAGATGGACATGGATATGGATGCCCCAGAGGGTGACATGGACATGGGTATGGACGACGAGGAGCCAGGAATGCGTGACCCAATGATGGAAGATGAGGACGAGGACCTTATGGAGGCTCGTGTTAATCGTATCGCTGCTCGCGTTGCTCAGCGTCTTATGGCTGAGAACAAGAAGGCTTCTAACATTGATGCTCTCACAGAGCGTATCTTTAATAGGCTTGCCAATAAATAAACTCTTGACATAAGTCTTTACGAAATGTTATAATTAACCATCAGGGGAAACTCTGATGGTTTTTTTATTAGAGGTACTATGGAACACCCCTGGTTTTTTTACTTTTTATTCTTTATTTTTGGGTATTCAACTTGCCAGACTTTTTATTTTCTTGATTCTATAAGAAAAAGCTTGCAATTATTGCGAGTATGTCAAGTCATTAGCCTATTTATTATTGCTAGGAGCTTGGAAGACTTTGCATACGCAAAGAATTACTCTCTTCTACGAATGAGAGAAGGCAAAGAAGCCGAGCATAATATTAGTTCTTTTGAGGAGCGCCATGACAAAGAAGTTGAACTTTTTAAAAGAAGGGCTGTTGAATGTATTATTAGTGCTCATGGTTCTTATTTTAGTGAAATTATAGATTACGAGGATTGGGATGGGGCTATGAAGTTCCTTAACAGTAATCGAAAGACTGTATTTGATTTTTTAACAAACAAGGGGTAAAGTATGATTAGAGAACTTATTAAAAGGCTCTTGATTGGAAGCCATCCAGAGCAACAACAAGAGAGCAAAATAGTTTTAATGAACGGAGACGCCCCACAAGAGCCAGACCTTCGCGTCGTTGGCTTGTTTAGTGAGGTTGTGGACGAGAAGATTACAGAGATTATTCACGGCTTGCTTTATATGAACGAGATGAATAAACTTGAAGAGGATCCAAAGAACAAAAGAGACATTGAGTTTTATCTTTCCACTTATGGTGGCTCTGCTGATGATATGTTTGCTCTCTATGATATGATGAAGATCGTTGAAGAGGACACAGACATCGTGACCATCGGTATGGGC